TGGTGGCACAATCGCAGGGCAGTGGGTTGTTGAGGCAAATAAGGAATTACGTCGCCGTAAACTCAATGCTTTGCAGGTTGCATTTGTACATGATGAAATTCAGATGGAGTCTCCTGCTGATGTTGCAGAAGAAGTCGCTGAGGTCATGGTACAAACTGCAGCCAAAGCAGGCGATGTTCTTGGCTTCCGCGTCCCGGTCGATGCAGAGGCTAAGATTGGTCATAATTGGTATGACACACACTAATATGACACATGTTATAATATTAATATCACACCAGTAAGGAGAATGTGATGGAACGAGTAAAAGTTAAAGCGGATCTCTATTGGGCATCCACAGATAGGGTCAACGACAACTCTAGTAAGTACCAGGTTGATCTATGTAACCTTTCTGATGCGGCTGTTAAGGCGTTAGAATCAATGGGCTTAGAAGTTAAGACCAAAGATTCTGCACCGCAAATGGGCTCATTTATTACTTGTAAGTCTAAGCTGCCTATTAAGTCTTACATGGATGATGGTCAGCAGTTGACTGGATTTCCACCAAAAGACGATGGCACACCTTCACCACAGTCTGTAAAGATTGGTAATGGATCAACAGGGATTGCCTTAGTTGGGTTTTATGATTGGACTTACAAAAATAAGTCTGGTGTCTCTCCGTCATTGAACAAGTTAGTAGTGACTAACCTGATCAAGTATGAAGACGGTGTTGAAGACATTGTTACCTTAATGGATGATGATGAGGAAGAGATTCTCTGATGTGTCATCATGCGATCATCGATGCAGATATCCTAGTGTACCGCATTGGGTTCGCCTCTAATGAGGATTCTGAGAAGTATGCCATCAAAACGATGGCTGGCTTCTTGGAGGACATGATTATGTTCGACCTTCCTTACTGCACTACATGGACGTTACATTTGACTGGTAAAGGTAACTTCAGGGATGAGATTGCCGTTACCGCGCCCTATAAAGGAAACCGCACTGGTAACAAAAAACCGATCCACTATGATGCGTTGCGTAAATACTTGGCATGGTCTTGGGACGCAACAATCTGGGGAGGCTTTGAAGCAGATGATGCTGTTGCTATTGAGGCTACGGAGAAGGGTGATAAGTCAGTCATCGTATCGCTGGATAAAGATCTTGACCAGGTTGTAGGTTGGCACTACAACTTTGTTAGGCGTCTCCTATATTATGTTGACCAAGAGACTGCAGATTTTAACTTCTATAAACAATTCTTAACAGGTGACCGTGTAGACAACATCCAAGGTGTATACGGTATCGGAGAGAAAAAAGCCGCAGCCTTACTTGAAGGTAAATCTGTTGGGGAGATGTGGGAAATTATTGTTGATAAGTTAGGGTATGATCGAGCAATCGAGAATGGTCATTTGTTGTATATGCTCCGATCTGTCGGGGATTCATTTAAACCCCCGGTAGCAGATGAAAGCACAGTCAGCAAAAGCTAAAGGCCGTAAATTACAGCAGACAGTCCGTGACGGTATTCTGGAGCGTTTCCCAGCGCTTGAGCCCGACGATGTTCGCAGCACGGGCATGGGACAATCTGGAGAGGATGTCCAGTTGTCTCCCGCAGCCCGACGAGTCTTCCCATACTCTGTCGAGTGTAAGAACCTTGCAAAGATTGCGGTGTATAACTACTACAATCAGTGCATTACAAACTGTGGTGATTCTGAGCCCTTAGTGGTCATCAAGCAAAACAGATCAAAACCGTTAGCGGTTGTTGACCTGGAACATTTCCTAAATTTAGTGAGGGACAAAAATGGATAGTTTTACTGGTATTAATGATTTGCGTATTAATCAGGACCCTGAGACGTTCTATATGCGATTTAAGATCACAGCACATGGGCATACTATCTCAGTAGAATCAGAGTATGACATGGAGGTGCAATGGCACGAGATCTTAGATGATATTGTAAAGGCTTTAGAGTCCTCTTATGGTTATAGTTTCGATCTACCAAATGATTTAGGTATTTATTATAAAGGTAAGGAAGACTCATGAGTGATTTAACTGAACAAGCTGCACGGCTAAGACAGATTGGAGGAGCTCATTACACTTCAAAATTGGTGCAGCCTTGGGATGCTATGGAAGCGTGGATGTCTGAAGAACAGTTCAAAGGTTATCTCAAAGGGAACATCATCAAGTACATAGCAAGATGTGATGACAAAGGAGGTAAAGTTGATATGGAAAAAGCTCAACATTACCTTGACAAGCTTCTAGAATTCTATTAAAATAGTAGGTTCGTGTCTTGATTACGCTACAAGAACTTAAAGATAAACTGGCACAGTTGGATGAGGTGACCTTACTAGAAACTCTAGAGGTCACTTCAGCCGATCTTGTAAACCGTTTTACGGATTACATCGAAACCAATTATGAATACCTTTCTGGAGAATTCGATGAACAAACACCTTGGGATAACGATTGATTATGACAGAGATGATCGCCTCAGCAACCAAGCTATTACGCTTATGCGTGATTACTATATGCTCGACAATGAAGAGAGTCCTCAGCAAGCTTTCGCTCGTGCGGCAGTGGCTTACTGCCAAGATGATATGGAACTGGCACAACGTATTTATGACTATGCCTCAAAAGGTTGGTTTATGTTTGCGTCACCTGTCCTCAGCAATGCCCCGGAACCGAACGGAAAAATACGTGGCTTGCCTATTAGCTGTTTCCTTACTTACGTGGGCGACAATCTTAATTCTCTTATTGAACATAATGGTGAAGTAGCATGGCTTTCCGTAAAGGGCGGCGGTGTGGGTGGGCACTGGTCAGACGTGAGAGGGATCAGCGACAAAGCCCCAGGCCCGATACCGTTCATGAAGGTAGTAGACAGTCAGATGACAGCGTACAAGCAGGGGAAGACTCGGAAGGGCTCTTACGCAGCCTACCTGGACGTAAGCCATCCTGATATCGAAGAATTTATTAGTTTTAAAGTCCCTACAGGTGGGGATATTAATCGCAAGTGTTTTAACTTGTTTAATGCAGTAAACATCACAGACGCTTTTATGGAGGCGGTAATCAATGACGACGAATGGAACCTTATCGACCCAAATGACGGAGTTGTTAGAGATACAGTCAAGGCTCGCAGACTTTGGCAACGAATACTTGAAGCTCGCTTCAGAACTGGCAGTCCTTACCTTAACTTTATCGACACAGCCAGACGAAGTTTACCAGAAGCTCAGAGACAACTTGGACTCACAATTATGGGCTCTAACCTCTGTAACGAAATCCATCTCGCAACAAATGAAGAGCGCACAGCCGTCTGCTGCCTTTCAAGCGTCAACCTCGAATCTTATGACGAATGGCGAGCAAGCGGCATGGTTGGAGACCTTATCAGATTCTTGGACAACGTGCTTCAATACTTTATTGACCACGCACCAGAAGAACTTTCAAAAGCTGTCTACTCAGCTTATAGAGAACGCTCAGTCGGTCTCGGAGCAATGGGCTTCCACGGCTACCTCCAAAGCAAAGGCATAGCGTGGGAGTCTTGGCAGGCTGCTAGTGAGAACTATCAGATGTTCAAAGAGATTAAGGAGCAAGCTACCGATGCCACGTATCAACTTGCAACAGAACGTGGTGAATGTCCTGACGGTGCTGGTACAGGTGTGCGGAACATGCATCTTTTGGCTGTCGCTCCTAACGCTAACAGTAGCCTCCTATGCGGTTGCTCTGCCTCTATTGAGCCTCGTATTTCTAATTGCTATGTGCATCGGACTAGGGCAGGAGCTCACACGGTTCGTAATCCATACCTGGAGAAACTCCTAGATGAGAAAGGACAAAACACTAAGAAGGTCTGGCAGAGCATACTTGAGAATGAAGGCTCTGTTCAGCACTTGGAGTTCCTCAACGGAGATGAAAAAGATACGTTTAAGACGGCGTTTGAACTTGATCAGACGTGGGTTGTGGAACACTCCGCAAAAAGACAAGAGTTTATATGCCAAGGTCAAAGCGTCAACGTATTCTTCCCATCTGGGACAGACAAGGCTATTGTCAATCAGGTACACCTCAAGGCGTGGAAGGAAGGGCTCAAGGGCTTATATTATCTAAGAACTACAGCGGGTGTTACGGCTGAGAAAGTAGGCACTAAGGTAGATCGTAATGCGCTGAAGGACTTTGAAGACGATGAGGAATGTATATCATGTCAGGGGTAAGTAATCTTTTAGAACGACTTGAACTGATCAAAGACTTAGACCCGTTCACCGAACGGTTATTAAACGATTGTTATAATACAATTACAGAGCTATCAAACAAACTAAACACATTGGAAAGTAAAAAGAATGGCAAAACTAGAACTCGTTAAACATCGATTACAAATTCTAAAAGATGTTGACCCTTTTAACAAACAACTATTAAACGATTGTCTAAAAACTATTAAAGAATTGGAGAAAGAAATTGAGTCTCTTAGAAAGCAACTTAACATACAAACCGTTTAGTTATCCATGGGCGGTTAATTATGCTACTGATCATGAACGTATTCACTGGATTGAGGACGAGTTAGAATTACAGACAGATATTAATCATTGGAAGTCTGACAAATTAACAAAGTCCGAGAAGCATCATATAACGCAGATTCTTCGTCTTTTTACTCAAACTGACGTAGCTGTGGGCACGAATTATCTTGAGTTTTACATTCCTAAATTTAAGAACAATGAGATTCGTGCGATGCTTACTGCTTTTGCGTCTAGGGAGTTTATTCATCAACGTGCCTATGCCCTTCTCAATGATACATTAGGATTACCAGAAGAGGAGTTCAGCACATTTCTTGAATACAAGCAGATGGCTGAGAAAGTCGAGTTTATGAGCAACATTGACGTTCATTCTCATACCGGAACAGCGATGGCAATAGCCAGGTCTGTACTGAACGAAGGGATGTCACTGTTTAGTGCTTTTGCAATGCTGTTGAACTATCAACGTTACGGTAAGATGCCTGGTATGTGTACCGTAGTGGAATGGTCTGTACGAGATGAATCACAACATGCTGAAGGAATGGCAAAACTCTTTAGAGCCTTCTGTGAAGAACACTCACGAGTTGTTAATGATGATTTTAAGAAAGATATTTATGAGATGTTCCGCACTGCTGTACAGCTTGAAGACAAGGTTATTGAGCTTGCATATGAGATGGGGGATTTAGAAGGTCTCTCGGCGGCAGACGTCAAGCAGTATATCCGCTATCTCGCTGATCGAAGACTATTGCAGCTTGGTCTCAAACCGAACTGGAAGGTTAAGGACAACCCTTTACCGTGGATGGAAGAATTGCTCGGAGGTAGTTCTATTTCTAATTTCTTTGAGAAACGTGTAACAGACTATAACGCTCATGGCCTAGAAGGAGATGATTGGGGATGGTAGCAGCTAGATTTCATCACGTATTTGGATTGTCTGCAGAGACGGTACAGTCCCAGCCGGTACTTGGCTGGGGCGAAGGGGAAGCACTTGACGAAGCCCAGGTGTACTTCTTTGATGGCTTTATTATTAACATACCGTTCCTCAAGATCATGATAGGCGAAGTCTTCGATGTCTTTGAATGAACAAAAAAGGCTACACAACTATGTAGCCTCTAGAGTTTCTCCAGTGCCCCGCTAGTCGGGGCTTTTTTATAACCCAGCTTCTTGTCTCAAAGCTTCTTCTTGAGTCATAACCTGCTGTGGTGGTATCTGTGGATTTACCGGACGTCCTGTGTTTTGTGGAGCCGGTTGACGTAATGCATTACCTAAACTCTCACGATCTGTTGCGTCTAATTCTTCAAAGATCTTACCAATCGCACTAACCACAAACTCTGGTTTGAGATCTGGATTAGTACGAATTTGTTTATCTAGTTGAAGAAGACGTGCGACCGCTTTGCGGTTTGTAGCAACACGTCCTAGAACTTCCGGAATTGCGAAAACTGCAGCCGCGCCCGCAACACCGGACAAAGCACCTGCACCAATTACAGCACCACCAGTTACAATACCGGCTTCTCGACTACGTAAGGCAAGTCCAAAGATTCCTGTATTTCTACCTGGCTTCGATTCTGCAATAGCGTTGAGTAAAGATTTAAACTGCGGATAGTCATCACCAAGTACAACCTGAAGCCGTTTAACTTCAGACTTTCCAGGTCCCGACAGTCTATTAACTTTTGCGGCAATCTTATAAATATCTCCAGGTTCCGCAATGTCCTTAAAGAATTCAGCCAAGTAGGATTGCCGAATGATCTTTTTTGCATCGCTTGCAGATTTTACACCCTTTAATTTTGTCTTGTTTTTACGCATCTGAGCAAAGGCGACATCCATACTTTTCATCATCTGCTTGACTTTAACAGCCGATGTAGGTTGTACCAAAAGCTTACCAATACGTTCATAGTCACCGATCTTGGCCCCTTTGACAATATTAGTATTGATTTCAGGTAACAATCCTTGCATGTTATCAGCGTACATTTTATTTATTGCTGCATACTCTATCCCGACTAAGCCTTCACCGGCGGCGCCACCCGGACCACGAGTCTTTAAAGTATTAGAGATTGCATCACCAACTTTTTTGTTTAGTTGCATAAGTTGGTGCTCTACTGTGCTGTTAAATTTAGCACCACCAACCTGACCAGATTCCCTAATCATACGTGTTATGACTTTCTGAGCCTCGATCATATCCTTAACAGTCATGGTTCGACCGGCAAACATTTTTTTAATCTCATTCAACTCA